ATTATAAACTTCACCAACCATGACTACATCTGTTGGTGCAATATCAGAAATATATTGTTGTGAGGCATCTTGCGCATTATAAATCATATTTCCACCCATCGCCGCGGCATTATTTCTAAGTTCCGATGCTGCATCACGAATAAGCTCACTGTGAGTTTTTAAACCAGAAAAGAAAGTACTACGACGACCTTCTGCTTTACCTAAATATTGACAGTTAGCAGCAGGCTTAGTATCAATAAACTGAACTTGACTACCGCCAGCCGTAGGTTGATAGTTAGAACCACTACAGGCATTTAAAAACAATGATGTTGAAATGGCTGCACTAATAAGTAATAATTTTTTTATAGACATAATATCCCCTCAACCAATAACGCACGAAAATAAACTAAATTATTGTATCAGGATAATTAAACAAATAATATCAGATCTTATAACTGACCAAAATCCAATAAAATAAAGTTTAATAAATAAGCAAATCAACTTTTTTATTAATTTAAATATAGCAAATTCCATTTAACTCTATTATAATCGCAACCCTACTAAGTCAGTAGCACATCTAAATGGCCCCTTAGCTCAGTTGGTCAGAGCAGTCGACTCATAATCGATTGGTCACTGGTTCAAGTCCAGTAGGGGCCACCATCAAAGATATTTAAATTCAATAAGTTGTCTCCTTTTATAATATTTAGTTAATCCTGTGATTTTTAGCTATGGCGATAAAATGGCGGTTGATATTTTTCGAATTTAATCTTTTTATCTCGCAAAAAAGTAGAAAGTAGAAAGTAGAAAGAAAGCTGTAAATAGTTGTGCTAGAAATAGGGAACCAGATTGATTTATGATTCAACCTGGTAATGTTTTAGGCCTTTTTGGCGTGCCGACTGTATGGCGATATTGGAATGTTAACTTTTGGATCTGGAATTGCACTTGGTACAATAGTTTCAGATATGGATTGCATTGCAGTGAAAGTATGTCCGCAAAATATATTGGAACATTGGTAATACTGCTTACGGGTTAAGTTACTAATTTCTTCGCTCGATCTTATAAATGTTTTATTTCGGCAATGTGGACATTTCATGTGACAAACCTCTTTTTATTAATCTTAGATTAATTTTATATTAATTTAAGATTAAGTCTAGTATTTTTATATTTTACTTTTTATTAATTCTGTTTTGTCTTTTATTAAATAGTCGTAAATTTTAGATGAGCTATAGTTTGATAACTTATTAATTTAAATTATTTTTTGTAGATTACATTGATGACTCTTTGTGATGAGCCATCATTTACAGAGATTTAAAATTATTTACCCAATCTTGTTAAGGTTATTTTACTGTGCCTTTAGGCTTTTGGGTTGGGAGTATATTTTCGTAACTTTGTTCTTGGGGTTTTATCTCTAATTCAACTTCAGTTGTAAATCCTGATTGTTTACTTAATGAATGTGTACATTTAGCAATGGTCCATTGGGTTGAGTTTATTTCCGGTTTAAAACCAGTAACTTCAACAGGCATTTCAGTAAATAAATCCGGACGACCTAAGGCAAGTTTAAGTTTAAAAGATGCTGTACCACGTTGAATTTTTTTCATTTCACTTTTAGCAGCTTCTATAGCGCTTTCTTTATTTGCAAAGATACTTCTTAAAACTTTGATTTTATCTTTAGAACCTTCATAATAAACAGAACTCTTATCTAATTGTTCTTTATAGATAATTTTTTGTGGTTCTTTAGTTGGGTTTTTGTAATCATACCAGAATGTTTGCACACCAGCATATTGATTACGGTTATTGATTGTATAAGAGTGTGAGTTTCCTGACTCTCTTTTTATTTTCGCAGGTGGAATAGTCTTGCCATTTACGGTTATTCCTAGCCCTTTATTAAAGACGATCAAGATATCATTTTTAACGGTGATCCCACCACCATACTCATCAATTAACCGTGTAAGAAAAGAGCTGTCTGATTCTCGGGTCTGGTCAATATGTGGAATATATTTTGAACCGATTTCTTTATCATAGCGATAAGTTAAATTATTGCGTTTAGCAATAGTAGCAATTAAATTACCTAAAGTAATACTATCATAAGATTCTTCACGATTAACACTTATTATTTCTCCCGATAGATTAGCACTAGTACCTTGAATAGTGATGATATCAGGTGTTCCAGAATGCGTGACTTGAGTAATGGTAAAAACATTTTTTATATTTGCTTCAAAGATTACCTCTTCTTGGTTGTCCATCGTAGTTCTTTTGTTATCAGCACTCCATCCAAGCGTAATTTCTAATTTAACCCCTTTTTTGGGTAAATTAACTTTTTGATCGGAATCATCAATAACTAAAGTTATTGTATCTGCTTGAAATCCATTATTATCGACAAATGTCATTGATATTAGACGATTATCAAACTTTTTAGTAATGTCTTGTTTATTATTATCATCTAATAATAAAATTTTAAAGAAAGGGCTGGCCATGTTGTACCTATATAATAATATCAATAATATCTTTGATGGCGCTTTCACCAAAGAAGTCTGGAATATCTACTTTAGTTAGGTTTATTGTGAAATCGATTTTTTTTGGAGAACCGTGACGATCTAGTTCGGTGTAAGTTTTTTCTACACTATTTAAAACAAAGAAACCAAGTGGTACACCATCACCTTGAATTAGTGGCATTGGTACTGATAAATAAGCCATACGTTCTAGAACTTCAAGGCTGACTTTACCATGAGTTATTTCACTATATACTGAACCAGATAGGTTTATTGTTTCGTTATTAGGTCCTGTAAACTGTAATGCTGAGCGTTTGTTAACTCTATTATTACTAGCCCAGCTCCAACTTTTGTTTATTTTCATATTTTTGTAGGGTAATGTTTTTAAGCTGAAAACAAAAAAGCCGTAACATATCATCATATTAGTAGATATCCCTTAAGCTGCTTTTAATTTGAAATAGTTGTTGTTGTTCTCTACGATCCAGTTCTTGAGTGATAGCTCTGACTAACTCTTGTTCATTCATGCCAGGTGCTGCATTGATGGTAATATAATATTGTGAGGTTCCTCCTTGAATATTACTCACGCCTGAGTTAGCGATAGAATATGTGCTATTATTCATGCTTTTTAATGGAATTTGTGGTGCAGTTGTCTTCACTTTGTCAGCAAATTTACTCAGTGAGTCTAAAGCATTATCTTGCGTTCCATCAATCCCGAGTTGATAGCCTTCAATAGTGTTAATACCAAATTCTTTAAAGACTTTCGATGGTGAATTAATTCCTAACTTTGATTTGAACCAACTACATATATTACTACCAACATCTGATACGCTATCTTTTAACCCGTTCCATGCATTTTCGATACCGTTTGTCAGTCCGTCTATAATATCGCCGCCAATTTTTAAAAATTTATTGAATAATCCATTTTCTCCAGTAAAAATTTGTCCTATTTTGTCAGGTAGTTCTTTTATTTTGTCAGGTAATGATATAATAAGATCCCAAGCATTACTCACTACGTCAAAGAGTGTTTCAAATAGTTTGATTGGTGCCATAATGATGCTACCAACAATTGAACCAAAAGATACTCCTGCCGATTTGCAACTTTCAAACTCTTCATTAGTTAATTTGATTGGCGATAATAATTGACTAAACCAGTTAATTACTCCGCCTATTGCATCACCTATAGCGCTAAATACCGGACCTAAGAATGAAAAAGCATCAATTATTGGCTGTAGTTCATTAGTCAATCCTTCCCAAAAACCACTGAAAAAGGCACTCATTGGTTCCCAATATTTTCTTATTACAAGAGCAGCAGCGGCAATTGCCATAACGACAATCCCAATAGGATTGAGTAAAAATGCTCGACCAACTGTCGATATAACAGTGCCTAACCCTTTAAATGCACTCGTTAAAGTTTTAATCGGAATTTCTCCTAATGCGCCCAATGCTGTACTTGCCATAGAGGTGATTGAAATTATTTCCATAAAGGTCGCGACAAAAGTAGGGTGGTTATTTACCCATTGCTGAGTATTTGCCATGAGATCTGTTAACCATGGCATTGCCCCAACTATTACTCCTTGCATGGAACCACCAATCGAACTTAAGAGGTTATTTGATGTGGCTTTTAATAATCCCAACTGTGACGCAAAACTTTTACTGTCAATATCTGCTTTTATTTGTAAAGAACCCATTGCATTTGGATCATTAATTACTGATTGTTGTTGAGTAAGTAAAGGCAAATTATTGGTAAGTTTGCTCGTATTTTTGGCTTGTTCACTACCAAATAACTTACTAAGAATTTCTGTTTGTTGGGTAGTATTCTGTTGTTTAATAGTTGTTAGTACTTTTTGTATTGTGTCAATGGCATCAATTGACATGTCTTGTTCTATTTTACTGGCATCGAATCCAATTGACTGTAATGTTTGTTGGAATTGCTCTGATTGCGTTGTGGCTTTTGATAAACTATTGACAATAGCATTGGTGGCAGCAATCGCACCATCTGGTTTTATATTCAGGTTTAAGAACGTTGAATTTAATGCCATAACTTGTTTGAAATCGAGTTTATCAGCAATATCATCCATACCTTTTAACGAACTAATGATATTAGCTGCATTAACATCGGTGTTGTCACTTAGATAATTAATTGTGTCGGCTAAGTTTTCAATATTTTCTATAGGAATATTAAATAGTTTGGCAATTTCACTCATATCTGTTGCTAATTCTTTAACTGGTAAACCAAATGCGTTGGCTGACATTGCCGTGATTTTGGTAAAGTTTAGCAGTTTTTTTTGTTGTTCACTTATTGGATCGCTTTGTTTGGTTATACCTAATTTGGCATTAGATTCTACTTGTTCCGCAATATCTAATGCTCCTCTAGCTGTCGGTATTTGTTGACTTAATGATTGAATTTGCTCTTTCATACTGTCAAATAATTCAGTCGGTTTGCCTTCTAGGTCATAAAGCCCTTTAAATTGCCTTGCAATTTTATTCATGGCTTGATTAAATTCAGTGAAGGACTCAACTTGATACAATATTGGTTTGCCAAGATTTGTGCCAATTTCTTTTAGCTTTTTACTTGGTGAGCTTTTTTTTTCTTTGTCATCTGAATTTTTGTCAGCAGTTTCCGTATTAGCCTGTGTATTAACTTTTTTTGACTGACTAGTTTCAGAAGACTTTGTATTAGATCTAGGCTTATTCGTGTTGTTAGCTCCAGATATGTTATTTTTTTGATTTGGTTTTTTCTTGGATTTTTTGGACATAATTAATTAACTCTGTTTCTCTGATTTTGATTAGTGATGTTTATGTTGAGTGCATTAATTGTGTATTGATTCGGTTTTTTAAATTATTCAAAAAATCAATGCTGTCAAACGGTACCTTTTATTTTTGATAATTTCTTAATGATTATTCAGAATTATTGGTACCGTTTCTGACGCGAGCATGCTCTCGCCATTCCATAAGTTCAGATAAGTTTAATTCATCCATGGCTGATGGTTGCCAGTGAAAGATTAGCGCAATATCTGCCATTGCCTCCTCTACTCGGTTGGGTATTCCTTGTTGGCATCGTTCGAGTTCTGGGACAAAAAATTGATTACCTCTTTAGTGATCTCTGATAAGTCAATTAAATCTAAATTAAATACTTCATGTTCAGCAATTGATGGTGTCGTAATGCGTGGTAATACTTTTGCTAAAGAGTCGATATCTAAATCAATAAATTCGATTAATTTAACGCCACGTAAATCACCGGTTAAAGGTTTGCGGACAGTAATTTCGTTAATGATTGTTTTACCTGATTTTAGTCCAGTTTTTAACGTAATTTTTTTGCTGTTAGTCATTTGTTTTCTCTCGTAAGAAGCCCTTGCGGGCTTTTTAATTTAAATGATTAGTTTTAAATTAATGGTTATAGTCCAATGGCACTGCGTGCTTTGGATAGACGATCTTCACCGTTTACTTTGTCGATCATGTTGATAAGGTCGATTTCAGTAATTTCTTCGTTGTTGATGATCTCTTTATAATATGTACATTGCGTAGTGATTTTAGTCGAGTTGCTTTCACCTTGTTTTAGTTCACCACGATCTTGTTCTTTGTGGCGCCCATTAACGATGATTTCGACTTTAACAAAATCTTCACTATCATCTTTTTGGTAAGCACCAGCAAAACGTAATGTAACACCATTGAGTAAACCTCCATGCTGTTTTAGCACTTCGTGAGCTAACCCACCGATTGTCCATTCAACATTTAATGCGTCATCTTCATATCCCATGTCGATTGGCACGCTACCTGGCATACCTGCACCACGATAATTTTCAAATTTTCTGGTTAATTTGGGTGGTGTGAATGATTCGACTTCACCAGCAAAAGATGTCCCGTTGACATAGACATTAAAGTATTTGAGTTTTTTAGGTAGAGCCATTTAATTGTTCTCCTTAGTTAGTGGCGACTGAATTAGCCAGCTCAACCAAATATTTATCGGTAATGCGTTGGCGTAACATAAGATTTTCAAGTGGTGGGACAGGAGTAAAATCATAATCAATATATAATTTGCCTGCTTTTAGAATGTCCGCTGTATTAGCTTCAGGATCAAACCATGCTTTACCATCAATAATGTAGCCATTAGATTTTAATTCACGGAATTTATTATTGATTGACTCAACTAAATCTTTAATTAAAGAAGCATGCATTGGTGCGTCAACTAATTGGAATTGTGCTTCAGCAATAGTGTCAGCTAATACTTGTGCGGTACGAGTGTAGTTTTCAAACGCAAATAATGTATCAGCAGAACAGGTACGAGAGCCCCAGAAGCGATAGCCTTGATTGCAAATTAAAGTTGTTACATCGTGCATGTTTAAGTAATTTGAATCTGAGCTTTCTTCTTGCAAATCCCAAAATACACTTTTAGAAATGCCTGTGACGCCATTGACAGGAACATTTGATAATGTTTTATGCCAGCCAACTTTTTGGTCGATTTGGGCACGTAGACCTAATGCTCTAGCCGTTGCAGCTAAAGTGACATTTTTTTTGCGTTTGGTATCAAAGCCGACAAAATCAGGCCAAATTACCATCGCTTCTCGAGCACCTAATTTATCGCGATAAAGCACCGCTTGTTCTTTGGTTTTAGCGCCGTGAGCAGAAATATAACAAAAGGCACGTAATTTTTGTGCTAATGAAACTAGCGCAGTAGCAACTGGTAATGAGTCATTACCAGGCACACCTAAAATACGTGGTTTTACCTTCAATTGCGTTTGTGCTGAAAGTAGTGCTTTCATACCAGTATATTTGCCATCTTCAGTCGTGGTACCAATGATATTTTCTTCTGTTTTTGCGGCAGTTGCACCTGTTTCAACACGAACAGCAACGATAACCGGTGAACACTGATCTGCAATTGCTTCTAGTGTTGGTTTTAGCGTTCCTGTTGAGCCAGCTTTACCAATAGCGGTATTGACATTGGTAATCAAAACTGGGGTGTTAAGTGGAAAATGCTTCGCATCGGCATCATCGCCAGTACAAACAATACCAATAACAGCAGTAGAAACTGTTCTGATAGAGCGTGAACCTTCATTGATTTCGATGACTCGGACGCCGTGATGATAGTCGTTAGCCATAAGTTCTCCGTTGTGGTTTACATATCGTAAAGTTAATGTACTTAACAATATTTACATATTTGATACAAATGAGTTAGTGATTGTATTTGTAGTGGAAATTGTTACAATTTATAGAGAAAATGTTTATCGGATAGTATGAATATAACGGACAAAAAACTGTCATTTACTACGCTAAATTGAAAAAGTAAATGACAGTAATTGATATTAAAATTAGATAGTTGGATCATTAGGCCAATCAATATTTGGTGCTTGTTCAACATCAATGCGATTGACTAGCACGCGATATTTTTTCCATTCGGCGAGTAATTGCATTTCTTGCTCACTGGCAATTTGTGAATCAACCGCATCTTGTAAATAACTGATTTGCGTAGTTGCTTCAGCGAGAAGTTGATTTTTCTTGGTTAAAGCCTGATTGACTTCAGATTGATGCTGCTTGTTGACATCTAATTGCCATTTTTTACCATCCCAATAATCAAATTCACTGGCTGGTTTTAAGGTTGTATAGCCATCAGGAATTTCACCCACTTCTTGCATGGTCGTTTCAGCACCCGTTTCTGTTGAGTAAATCTTAGTGCCACGTAAATCTTTGGGGTAGGTCCATTGTTGGCCATTGTGAATAATAGCTTGATTATCTTTAACGCTTTTCGGTGCATCTAAGTAAGCATTAGCTGGTAAACCAACACCAATTGGTAAATATTGATAGGTGGCTTGTAAAAATTCACCTTTAGCGTCAACATTATAAACAACGACCCAGCCGGCTGAAATTGTTAAGCCGCTATTATCTAATACTGCTGATTTTGGTTGTAATTGGTATTTCATCAATATTCTCCTGATTATTTAGCTTTAACTATATAAATAAATTGTTGAGTTTTACTCCAATCAAACTCTTGTGTTAATTTTGGTAATTCTCCTGATGGAAATATTGAAGATAGTTTAGGGTATTTTTCTTTATCAAACATAGCTCCATTACAATTCAAATATCCTGCAGGTGGTTGGATTCCTGGCCATTGTAGTATCGCGCCGACTGGCGTTAGAAAACGATTTATATTTGCTTCTGTGATAGACTCAATCCAATTCCTTTTCTCCGTTTGACTAAATACACTACGGCTTAAAATTCTAGGTCCTCTTAATGCCGGAACGTATAATTGCTCAACATGACCACCATATCGGCTTCCAGTACCATAAACGGCCAGCGTCGAATAGTAATTGTCATCTCCTAAATCTGGAAGACCAGGGCGATTATATGGGTCTGTGCCATAGAAACCGGTTAACAATATGTCGTTTGCATTACTTAATGGGGCACCCTCTGTTGAACCGATTCCATAATCACCTGCTTTTAGAACTGATTTATCGTTAATAGTTACATCTTTTACATTTTTAAATTGCCAAATGTTTTCGGTTGAATCGTAGTCTAATTTTCTTGCCGATCTGTTAGTTTTAGCATCATAAAACACATGTGAATATCTATCGCCTGAAGTCATCAATGTCATTGAATCATTGTTATCATTGTTTATTTTCAATCCTTTACTTGATAATGTTAATTGACCCGTCATTGTGTCACCAGCACGTTTTACTGCCTTATCATACACTTTTTTGACCGCTCGTGGTGTTGCGGCTTGAGTTTCGAGCTTAGAATTAATTGCTGAATTCAGTTGCACAAAACCTTTGGCACTAGTGGTGGCATCTGGGTGATTGGTTGATTTTTCATGAGCAGTGATTTTTGCTGTAATTGTATCATTAACATATTTTTGAGTTGCACTCGTTTGAGTAGCATCGGCTCTTGGTTCAATGTATTTTCGCGCAGCAAATACTTCGATTGTTTCGTTTTTCAGCTCAATAGCTTCTGTGTTATCGACAATGATCTCCATTCTAATCACTTGTATTCGACTACTGTCTTCAAGGCAGTTGGGCTTATAAGTAGCAGGGTAGTTACCTACAGCGATCAGATTATCTCTATCATCAAATAAGCCAATTTCATGAATAAACCAGCCACCATCAGTTTCAGGTATAACTTGTTCTGCAATAATTTGACAAGGGTTTTCATTGTCGAGGAATAATTTGTCGATAGCTGCACGTCTAACTTCATGAACTAATTCGGTTTGGGTTGCATCAGGTGTAGTAATATTACCGTTACCATCACCCACTGCCATTTGAGTTATTTTAAGTGGAACGCCTAATGAGGTTGCATTATCTAATAATGCAATCCCTTTTTGGGTTAAAACTGTATAATATGTTTGATTCATTTTGTTATCCTCATAATATCGATTAAATGAATAGTTGTGCCAAAATGGATTTCATATTTAATTTGATTTAAATACCTAAAGCGGTAGCATTGGCTAGTAATGCAGCCCCTTGTTGGGTAATTAACGTATAAAATTTTTGACTCATATTTTTACTCTATAAACTAAATTCGAATCGCCAATAGGGCGAGCAAATGAGCTGATTGTGTTTATTTTAAATGTCTAGTTTATAAATACCTTATAAAGTGCATTAGATTTGCATTTTATAAAATGGCTTGGCAAAGATAATGACACAGTCTAAAAAAGTTAGTTAATGGATGGATTTGTAAAAAAAATGATTACAAACAGCTAAGATAACAAAACGTTAGAAATACAAGAATATATAGAATACTACAATACCAAACGGATTAAAGCCAAATTAAAAGGCCTGACTCCGGTTGAATATCGAAATCAGGCCTTACAAGCCGCTTAATAAAAGTGTCCAACTTTATGAGGCCACTTCAAAATTTACTAAAGTTTTTGTTTATTCGTTACTTTATTTTGGTTGGTTTGGCCATTCAATATTTGGCGCTAGTTCAATATCAATACGATTTACCAGCACTCGATATTTTTTCCATTCAACGAGTAATTGTGTTTCTTGCTCACTGGCAATTTGTGAATCAACCGCATCTTGTAGATAACTGAGTTGTGAAGCTGCTTCAGAGAGAAGTTGATTTTTCTTGATTGAAGCTTGATTGACTTCATATTGATGTTGTTTATTTTTATCAAACTGCCATTTTTCCCCATCCCAGCTATCAAATTCACTAGTTGGTTTTAATTCAGTAAAACCATCAGGAATTTCACCGACCTCTTGAAGGATAGTTTCTCCTCCCGTATCAATTGAGTAAATTTTAGTGCCACGTAAATCTTTAGGATAGGTCCATTGTTGACCATCATGAATGATTGCCTGACTGTCTTTAACGCTTTGTGGTGCTTCTAAATAAGCATTAGCCGGTAAGCCGACACCAATTGGTAAATATTGATAGGTGGCTTGTAAAAATTCACCTTTAGCGTCAACATTATAAACAACGACCCAGCCGGCTGAAATTGTTAAGCCGCTATTATCTAATACAGCTGATTCTGGTTGTAATTGGTATTTCATCAATATCCTCCTGATTATTCAGCTTTAACTATATAGATAAATTGAATATCTTTATTAGCATCCCACTTTCGTAAATCTGGTAATTTTCCATCCGGATACGCATAACTTAGTTTCGGATATTTATTTGCATCAAAACTAGCTCCGTTGCACAATAAATAGCCTTTTGGTGCAAAGGATCTAGGCCACGGTTGTGGCACGCCGACTGGCGCTGTTAAAAAACGATCTATATTTGCTTCTGTGATAGACTCAACCCAAGCCCTTTTAGTAAGATCTAAAAATCCACAACGGCTGAAAATTCTTGGTGTATAAGAATCTGCAATGTATAATTGTTCAACGTACTTAGTGTATGGACCATCACTACCATATACTGCCAGCGTTCCATAACCACTTGCATTTGGGAGACTTAGTTGATTGGTATGTATGCCATAGAAACCAGTGTGCAATCGTTTTTCTGGATCGCTCAATGGAGCACCGGCATCTGTACCAATCCCATAATCACCTGCTTTTAGAACTGACTTATCGTTAATAGTTACATCATTTACATTTCTGAATTGCCAAATGTTTTCGGTTGAATTGTAGTCTAATTTTCTTTCCGATCTGTTAGTTTTAGCATCATAAAACACATGTGAATATCTATCGCCTGAAGTCATCAATGTCATTGAATCCTTGTTAAGATAGTCTATTTTCAATCCTTTTCCTTTATTTGATAATGTCAATAGCCCCGTCATTGTGTCACCAGAACGTTTTACTGCTCCGTTTGCCACATCATACACTTTTTTGACCGCTAATGGCGTTGCGGCTTGAGTTTCGAGCTTAGAATCAATTTCTGAATTCAGTTGCACAAAACCTTTGTTACTAGTGGTGGCATTTGGGTGATTGGTTGATTTTTCATGAGTAGTGATTTTTGCTTTAATTGTATCATTAACATATTTTTGAGTTGCAGTCGTTTGAGTAGCGTCGGCTCTTGGTTCAATGTATTTCCGCGCGGCAAATACTTCAGTTGTTTCGTTTTTCAGCTCAATAGCTTCTGTATTATCGACAATGATCACCATTCTAATCATTTGTGTTCGGCTACTGTCTTCAATTATGTTGGGCTTATAAGTAGCAGGGTAGTTACCCACGGCGATCAAATTATCTTTATCATCAAATAAGCCAATTTCATGAATAAACCAGCCACCATCAGTTTCAGGTATAACTTGTTCTGCAATAATTTGACAAGGGTTTTCATTGTCGACAAATAATTTGTCGATAGCTGCACGTCTAACTTCATGAACTAATTCGGTTTGGGTTGCATCAGGTGTAGTAATATTACCGTTGCCATCACCCACTGCCATTTGAGTTATTTTAAGTGGAACGCCTAATGAGGTTGCATTATCTAATAATGCAATCCCTTTTTGGGTTAAAACTGTATAATATGTTTGATTCATTTTTTTATCCTCATAGTATCGATTAAATGAATAGTTGTGCCAAAATGGATTTCATATTTAATTTGAGTGGAATACCTAAAGCGGTAGCATTGGCTATTAATGCAGCCCCTTGTTGGGTAATTAAGGTATAAAATTTTTTACTCATACTTTTACTCTATAAACTAAATTCGAATCACCAATAGGGCGAGCGAATGAGCTGATTGTGTTTATTTTAAATGTCTAGTTGGCTTGGTATAGATAATGACACAGTCTAAAAAAGTTAGTTAATGGATGGATTTGTAAAAAAAATGATTACAAACAGCTAAGATAAAAAAACGTTAGAAATATAAGATGTGAATAAAAACCTTAGTGACATTTGAAGTGACCCCCAATAGTTGGACAACCAATAACTGGGGGTCTTTTTATGTCAAAATATAGTCGAGATTTAAAAATTATCATAGCTAATGAATTCTTATCAGGAGAATCATCGGAAATTCTTTCAAAAAAATATGCGATATCTTCTAGTCAGATTCGGTATTGGTCGCAAGTGGTTGCGATTCATGGCGATAACTCCTTTCAACCAACACCTCATTTACGTGATGCCGAAGCAAGATTACAAGCACTAAAATTAATGTGGACAAATAATTGGTCTCTCGGGCACACTAGTGCTATGCTTAATTTAAGCTCCCCCGGTCTTCTATTTGTTTGGCTTG